AAAAATCATATAGAGCAAAAGATTAAATCTATTTTAATTAATTCAGCTTGGTATGTAGTTAGTAAACCTGGCGATTTTCAACCTACTCATACTCATACTGAATATGTGCATGGTAATTATCATTTAAGCTGCGTTGGTTATTTACAAATACCTAAAATGATTCCAACAATTAATGCTAAAGAACATAACGATTTCTCAGGTCAAACAGAGTTTATAGAAGGATCAGAAAATATGTTTAATAATAATTCTTATAGAGTTATGCCAGAGGTTAGGGATTGGATATTATTTCCTAACTCACTAGCTCATGTTGTTTACCCATATAATACAGATGATGAAGATAAAGATAGAATCTCATTTAGTTTTAACTCAACCATCATATTTGATAATGATAAACTCTCAAATTGAATTTAATTTGTATAATTTATTGACTATTTTTGTTCCATTAACTAAAAGGAATCTATGAAAACAATTGGGAAAGAGTGGACAAGAAAAGAAGAAGGCGGAACATTTACAGCAGATCATTTATCACCAAGCCAACTAAATAAAAGTTTAGA